TTATATGGACTTTCAAGTTAAAAAGATTTACAAGAAAGTCTGACGGTGGATTTACATCAGGGCCATTAGTTGTTGACAGCAAAAACAACTCATGGGATGCAGAGAATCTTATTGGTAATGGTTCAGAGATACGAATTGGTTATGACCTTTATCCCTGGAAAGGGCCAAATGGCGCAGGTCTTTCCTATCAGGTGAGACAAGCTCAGGTGATTGATTATGTGGCCTACGAGCGCTCATCAAGTTCAGTTTTTGATGAAGTTCAAGGTGGTTACACCTCGTCTTCTGATGTTGTGTTCGATGCCCAAGGTTGAATTTGACATACCCATCGCCCCCAAATCCAAGGCAAGACCTCGATCCTTTCAAGGACAAACGAGGCCATACATGGATCCGTCCTACAAGAAATGGAAAAAGGACGTTTGGAGTCTTGCCTCGGAGTTCTGGACAGAAAAACCCCTCGAAAAATGCAACGCCATAATCGTTGTTTTTTACGGCCCTGCTCGTGGGGATATTGACAACTTGATCGGAGGGTTACTTGATGCCCTGGTCTCAGTCAAAGAGAAAGGTAATCAGTCTTATGAGCCAAGGCTCTTCAAGGACGACAACGTGAAAGTTATTAATGACGTTCACATGCGATGGATGCACGAACCAAAAGCATCCAAAGCTCATATTCATTTCATGGTCTATTACTGATGTCTCTATTAACCCAATTCATAGCAATCGCTTGTATCAGCTATTTGCTTTACGCCTTTCTTAAAACCTTCGTTAATCATCCATAAATGAACTGCCCACATTGTCTAACTGGAACTTCTGAAGTTGTCAGGGTTGCGACTAGGGAGTTCAAAGGAATTCCTTATGTACAAAGACGAAGAAGATGTAATTCTTGTCATCAAAAATTCTCCACCTACGAAGCCGCTGATCTAAAGGTTTTAGCCAGCAAGGTTAGCGGCACTGCTTCATTGCTCAAAGCAATAGACGAGATGAAAGGGGAGATGGAGGCAGATGGGTGAATCCAAGTTTCTTCGCCACGATTGTTGCGACAACTGTGATAGCAGTGATGCGCTTGCGGTCTACACGGATCACTCGTACTGCTTCGCCTGCAACACATATAAAAAGGCCGAAGGAGAAGAAAAGAAAAAAGATGCCAGACCGCACTTTGTTCCGCCAATAATGAAACCAGTATTCAAGAGATGGGAAGACGAAACTTATAGAGGAATCCCAAGAAGAGTCCTGGAGCAATACGGGATACAAAGAACAGAAACAGGAGTTGTCTTTGAGTACCGAAATAAAGAAGGAAAAGTTATAGCCCAAAAACACCGAGTTTTAAGCGATGAACAAAAATGACCGAATCAGTTGGAGCGGAAAACCCAAGGAAGTCACAGGGTTTGGTTCACATCTCGTCAATCCTAAGCGAGTTGATGGAATCGCAATTTGCGAAGGGGAATTTGATGCCCCCTCAATCACCTACGCCACCAACGGAAAAGTCGTAGGGATCTCAGTGCCTAATGGCGCTCAGTCAGCAGCAAACTTTATTCGTAAAGACCTTGATTTCTTCTCACAAGCCGAACGCATTTACCTTGCGATGGATATGGATGAGGCTGGTAAAAAGGCTACCTCCGAGATTGTTGTCCTATTTCCAGCGGGCAAAGTTGTTCGTATCGATTGGCCAAAGAAAGATGCCAACGAAACCCTGGTCGAACTTGGGAGCATGGTCGTTAAAGATGCGGTTTATGCCGCTAAAGAGATACGGCCTGATGGGATTAAACCAGCGTCTAGTTATGCAGGTTTAGCCAACAAACCACCCGATAGAAAAGCAACAGATTTCGGTTTTGTTTTCTGGAACCGACTTACTCCTAGTTACGACAATCAACTAATTATTCTTGTAGCTGGCAGTGGAATCGGGAAGACAACTTTATTAAGAGCGTTGGCCCTGGCTGACATGGAGCAGGGAATAAAAATCGGGTGGATAGGACTAGAAGAAACTGCGGAAGAAGCCGTCTTTAGATTTGTAGGGATGGCAGCAGGTGTTCAGATACATGCAAGACAAAACTATGCAGGGCTAACAGAACAGCAATTAGATGCTATTTCTTCAGCCGATAAATTTGTTTGCAACTCAGGGAAGCTAGAGCTATTTGATCACTTTGGTTCTCTTGATGAAGATGTAATTCTTCAACGGATGAACTACATGGTTAGGTCTCTTGGATGCACTCGTATCTATTTAGATCACCTAACGATTATTAGTTCAGGGCTGGCTCAAGATACAAAGCATATTGATTCTTTAATTACAAAGATCAGAAGTTTTATCGCTTCTACAAAATGCACAGTTATCGCTATCAGTCACCTCAATCGCTCATCTTCTCAGCATAAGAATATGGAGGATGGAAGCATCCCTGAGTTGTCTGACATTAGAGGTAGTCACTCACTGGTTCAATTAGCGGACACAATTTTTGCCGCAGGTCGCAAGAGAGGAACAGATACAACACATTCTTATTGCTTAAAAAATCGGATGCTCGGACGCTGCGGTTATGCAGGCAGTTTTGAGTTTGACGAAGACACCCAATTCCTAGATCAAAAATGGTTAGATCCAACCCTCGCATAACACCACGAACATCCGACTTTGATCGTTTTCACGATGATGATCGAGTTGATATGGACTTTGGCACTCTTAAAAGGATGCTTTCAGAAGCTTATGTGCATTACCAAAAAGCTTTTGATGACGGAGATCGTTTTGAACAAGGTTACTGGGACGGCTCTATTCGCCAACTTCATTACATCCTGGAGATACACGGACAATGAGTTACAAATCCAATCTCAGTCAGAACAGATACAGAGTCCGTTTGTTCGGGCCTGACCATGAAAAGTTTGATGAGTACTTTGTCTCTGATATGGCAAGCGGAGCCTGGAGACAAGCTATTGATAAGCATGGCAGTGATCACAAGGCAATAGTCCTCGACTGGGAGCCTATCTAATGACTACGCAACATTTATCTCTGCAAGAAAAAATTAAAAACGCAGAGAAAAGAATCATTGAGCTAGAGGCGCTAATCAAACACTGGAAAAACAAGCTTGATAGTTCAAATCACACAAGAGCAGAAATCAAATGAAACTAATCATCGACATCGAAACCATTGCCTACCGCCATGCGAGCAGCAATGAAAAAGAATATGAAATCAATGATGGATTATGGGGTTATTTCTGTGATGTAGAAACGGCTAAGTTTGGCATCGAAAAAGACATTGAAAGGTTTGCTACCTTTGCCCCTGATCACACTCCTACTTTGGCAATAGGAGACAAGAATAATTTCAGGTATGGAGTCTGGCCTACCTATAAAGGACAAAGAAGAAAGTATCGAAAGCCAGCAGGGTACGGAACTTTAAGAGAGTGGTATCGAGACAACTGGGAAGTTAAACAGATCCCTAATGTTGAGGCGGATGATGTTGTTGGATTGATCGCAGATGATGGAGATATTATTGTCTCTGGTGATAAAGATTTAAAGACTATTCCTGGCCTTCACTTAAGCGGTGAGGAGGTCGTTGAAATAAGTCAGAGAGAAGCAGATATGAACTTCTATAAACAAGTCCTGGTCGGGGATGTAGCGGATAACTTTCCAGGATGTCCGACTATCGGTAATGCAAACCCAATGTTTAAAAAAGACAATTGGATTCACGCCCCTAGCGATATGGTCTTATGGGCAATTGTTATAGAAACTTTTGCAAGGATTGCTAAGAAATTCCCAGAGAAAACCCCTAGCCCTTTAAAGATGGCGAGATGCGCTCGGATCTTAAGGGCAGGAGAATATGATTCGGTTACTGAGCAGCCACTTCTTTGGACTCCTCCAATGGAGCCTGCTCGCTGGTAGCTTCAATGTGCAAATTCGTGAATACGCAATGGTAAGGATGCGAAGGATCCGACCTGCCTGACTTCTCGTATAGATCGTTTTGGTATTTCACACGATCCATATTGTTCTTTAACTCGTTATTCATTTCTTCATAAGGCTGCGCTCAATCAAGGCAACTGCACCATCATCAAGAGTATTGTCTGTCGATTTAGCTAAAGCGTGTAATAAATCAATGATTAATTTTTTAGTGCTTTCACTTTTAAGAAAAGCAAAAAGGATTGGTCGTACTAAAAGGAGCATAAGAAAGGTGTATATGCTATTAAGATAATAGTTACACGACCGTAGAGCAATTATGGAAGAACAAGAAGAAGAAAAAAGTGGTTCAAGTTGGCTTTCTAGTATTGTCCAATTGACTATTCTTGGGTGGTCGCTCGGAGTGATTTCAATTTCATATTTTGGAAACACTGTCAGGCAGATCGATACGACTTTTGCCGCAGGCCTTTTGTCGGCTAGTCTTAGTCAGTTTGGGATAAACGTGAAAGGGAAGAATGGCAACAAAAAGAAAGATAAAGTTATAGTAGATAACAAGACTACGACCTCGGGGATTAAATGAAGCGACTACTCACGCTACTGCTTCTTACAGGAAGTCCCGCCCTGGCGGATATTGAGGCGAAGTTCGTCACTGCTGCCAGCATTTCTGTGAACATGCCCTATAGCCAGACAGTTAGAGGGGCAACGGTACACAGTATTAGCGGTACAAATATCACGCCATCCGTAACCGTTGGGGATTCAACAACTAGCGGAAAAATTGGCGGTCTTAATTTAGGCTCACTGACTAATGGGGTTCCAGCCTTAATAAACACAGATACAACAATCACAACAGCAGGCAGCGCATTTCAAAAATCAGAGTCGATGCTATATGGAGATGCCACGCCTAGTGCTGTAGCTCCTAGTTCAGGTATTGCTAGCCTTCCACATTTATCAGGAACTACCACAGTAGGAAGTGGGGGAACATTAGGCTCTGGAGCAATTACGTCTGTGTCCAGTGGGATTCATACTTGCTCAGGCGCTTTCGGCAGTGGCTCAGGTTGCACAGCTTCAACAACAATGTCTATAACAATTGACTAAATGTTTACTGCTATTATTAATATTATTACCCGCCAAAACCCTGTCACAGCCTGTGGTTCCGCAATTTAGAAGCGGCCAGCTTAATCAGACGAGCAGCAGTGAAACCTTAATAAATGAGACGATTACGAGTTACCAGTTCGACCAGGGATTTTCGTTTTCTGCAAGTGGCCACAATGTTAAACCTATCTCTGGTTCAGCAATCAACCCTACTAACACTCTTACAGCAACACAAACGACCAATGGAGTTAATTACAATTGGGTAGCCCCTTCACTAGAAGCCGTCCCTCAGTTCGAGGTAGTCAACGAAGGTCAATCCTTCAGTCTGGTTACTTCAATAGAAAATCCTGGACTCGATACGATAACGATAATTCAGAGACAAATTCAGACCTCAACCCAGTCAGAGAGTACAAGTATTTTTGGAATGTAGGCTTATTTATATTATTAAATATCCCTCAGATCGCTTGGAGTAACACCACGGTCAGCAGTCCGCAAAGTACAAGTCAAGGGGTCGTTAATAACAATGCAACCATGATCACACCTGGTATGTGGCCAACTTCCAGGTATTCACAAGGTATTCAATGTGTATCTCCTAGCCTCACCATTAGCCCCTTCATTTCAAAAACACATTCTTACGCCTTACCTTTTGTAGACAAAACGATTTCGCCCGTTTATGACGAAGAGACAGGAGCCGTGAAATACCATACTGAGCTACCTCGCTTCGAGAAGGACAATCATAATTTGAATTTCGGGGGCGCTATACAACTGAATATCCCACTGGGACGAGGGGTAGACTTGTGCCATTCGGCAGTCAAGACCAATATAAAAGCACAGCAGTTATTAATTACTTCAACACGACTAGATATAGAACTCAAAAGACTTCGCATTTGTACGGAGCAGGCCAAGTTGGGAGCAGTATTCACAGGAAAATATGCTGTTAGCTGTGAAGGAATAAAAGTAACTATTCCCCCTG